ACAAAGGTGCTGTCAATCCTGAAGAAGCTAAAGTAGAAGCAATGGAAACTTTTGTAAATTATATTAAAGCTATGGCAGCAGTACTTAATAAAAAAGCATTCTTAAAAAAGGATATAAGTAATAATTTTAATCCAGATAATTTATCTATAGGATTTAGTGACGATGATCCAAAAAATATAGAAGTAATGCAAAAGCACTTTAAAAATAAACCAGATAATATAGTAAAAACTTATTCTACTGCTGGAGGATTTAAGCAGGAAGTTAAATAAGAATATCGTTTTCAAAAAAAAAGTAAATAGAAAAATTTTTGCGAAAGGGTATATTTATCATTAAAATAACAAAAACAAAAAAATTAAAAACACATGGCTGATTTATTAATGAAAATGCCGATTCCTTACGAACCAAAACGACAGAATCGTTTTATCCTAAGGTTTCCATCATCTCTTGGTATAAATGAATGGTTTGTTGAATCTTCTGCAAGACCACATATTGTTATAAACCCAGTTCCAATTCCTTTCTTGAATACTGAAACTTATGTCGCGGGTAAGTTCACATGGCAAACAATTCCAGCAGTGTTTAGAGATCCAATTGGACCTTCAGCTGCTCAGGCTCTTATGGAGTGGGTACGTTTACACGCAGAATCCGTTACAGGTCGTATGGGTTATGCTGCGGGTTATAAAAAAGATGTTGACCTTGAAATGTTGGACCCAACCGGAGTTGTTGTTGAAAAATGGATTCTTTATGGAACATTCTTAACAGATGTAAACTTCAATGCTTTGAGTTACGCACAAGATGGACTAGCAACAATTAACACAACACTTAGAATGGATCGTTGCGTACTTGTTTACTAATTTATCAAGATACTATTTATTAAAATTCAAACACATTTATATTTAACCGTAAAGCACTAAACTTTACGGTTAAATTTTTATATGGATAATCAAGCAAGAGAACACGGACAATCTAATTTCTCGTTACCACATGACGTTGTGCCTTTACCGACACAAGGTTTCTTCTACAAAAATAAAAAGAAGTCAATTAAAGTAGGATATCTTACTGCAAATGATGAAAACATCCTCATGGCTGGTGGTACAGATATGACACAAACTTTATTGAGGTCAAAGATTTATGAACCAGATCTTCGTATTGAAGATTTGTTAGAGGGAGATGTTGAATCAATATTAATCTTTTTAAGAAATACTGCATTCGGTCCTGAAATGGAGATGAATTTAATTGATCCGATGACCAAAAAACCATTCAAAGGTACGGTTAGACTCGATGAATTAGAAATAGTTAAGGGACAATTACCTTCTGAGGATGGTACATTTATTACCACGTTACCTAAATCACAAACAACGGTTAAACTAAAACCTATGACTTATGGTGAAATTTTAGAGGTTCAAAAAATGGCGGAGTCATATCCCCAAGGAAGAACGGCACCAAAGGTTACTTGGAGGTTAAACAAACAAATTGTTGAAATTAATGGAGTAACGGACAGGTCAGAAATTTCTAAGTTTATAGACCAAATGCCTATTGCTGACTCAAAATATATCAGAAAGTTCATGGATGAGAATGAACCAAAATTAGACTTAACAAGAACAGTAATGGCCCCATCAGGAGAGAAGCTAACAGTCAATGTTGGATTTGGGGTCGACTTTTTTCGTCCTTTCTTCTGATTATAGGAAAGGACAAATAGATGAATTCTATTATTTAAAAAAATTATTAAACGTTTCATACCAAGATTTTCTAATTATGCCTCTATTTGTTAGAAAATATCTTTTGGATAAATGGGTGGAAGAAAACAAAAGGGACTGAAAAATCAGTCCTTTTGTATTTATAAAATATAGATTCAAACAAGTATGCCTGACAACGATAAAAAAAGTTCAATTGAACAACTTAAAGAGGATATATTAGCACAACTCAAAGTTGATGCTGGTACCTTCATTGAATCATCTGATGCTTTAGCTCAGTATTCCAATGAGGTAAACAAATTTTTTACACAGGGTAGACAGAGAATGTCTGAACTTCAAACATCTCTGGCGGATACTACTCCTGCAGTTGCAAGGTTAGGTGGTGGTATTGGTGATGTTGCTAACATAATCAGTAAAGTCGCAGTCGAATCTCGTAGAAACGTCATAGCCTCCACAGAGGAAGTTGAAAAATTATATGCAGCTCAACAAGTTCTTGGACTCGGTGCGGATACATTGACCAAAGCATTTTTAGATGTTGGGATGGGACTTGAGACTGTAGGTGAATCTTTAGAGAATTCGATTGAATACATTCAAAGTATTGGAGGTAACGCTCAAACAGTAATGAAAGATGTTGCCAATAATATGGACCAAATGAACCGATATCAATTTGAAGGAGGGGTAATGGGATTAACAAAAATGGCAGCACAAGCTTCAATGTTGAGGTTTGATATGTCTCAAACCTTTCAATTGGCTGAAAAAGTTTTGTCCCCTGAAGGTGCTATTGAAACTGCGGCGGCATTTCAACGGTTAGGAGTTGCGGCAGGAACTTTAGTTGACCCGTTTGCTTTGATGAATGCGTCGATTAATGACCCAGGATCCTTACAAGATAGTTTGGTTGATGTCGCAAAACAATTCACATATTTTGATGAAAAAACTAAAACATTTAAAATAAACCCACAAGGAGTATTAACTCTCAAAGAGATGCAGCAACAAACAGGAGTTAGTGCTGCGGAAATGAGTAAGTTGGGATTAGCTGCCGCTGAGTTGGATGAAAGATTATCTCAAATAAGTCCGTCTATCAAATTTGAAAGTGAAGAAGACAAACAATATTTGGCAAATATTGGGGCAATGGGAGAAGGTGGAAAATATATTGTTGAACTTGAAGATGGTGCTAAAAAAGAACTACAATCACTCAATCAAGAAGAGTTTAATGAATTGATTAAAGAACAAAAAGAAAGGCCTAAAGACTTAGAAGAGATTGCTCGTTCTCAAATGAGTACTTCCAAATTAATCCTTAATGACGTATCGGCAATAAGAGCTAAGATTGTTGGTGGTATTGTCAGTGCAGGCCCACTTATAGAGGGAAGGGAAAAAATTCGTGAAGGAGTTACCACTGTTTCGGGAGAACTCTCTGAAATTGGTAGTACAGAACGGGTAAGACAAGAGACAACAAGGGCAATGAAAGATATTGGAACCCTTATAGATGACCTTATTTCAGATAAAGAAGGTAGTATGAGTACTACTGAAGCGGTCTCCAAATATTTGGAGAGCCTCGGTAGTCAAATGGGAAACATCGAAAAAAGTTTTGAAGATTCAATAAGAGAGACCGCAAACAAAATTGACCAAAAATCTTCGGATGATTCTTATATAGGGCAACTTCGGAAACAGCTTGAGGATAGTGTAACAAAAGAAGTTGTATCATCACAAACGGCCAACAAAGTAACTGCCACTTCTTTCATTGAAGGGAGACAAACACAGATGCAAGAAATGGCAACTTCTAAAACTGCAACACAAAGTACAAACACAAAAACAACAATTGATATTGGAGGAAACTTGAAGATTGAAGTTGTGGTCCCTTCAGGTGTAAGTTCAGAAATGGTACAAAAAATATTATCTGATGCCTTTAATTCACCGGATTTCCAAAATCTAGTAGTAAAACTTGCTGGAAGAAATACAAATAATTTCGCTCCTGCGGATACAACATATTAAAATCAAAAAACATCATATCTCCTATTTATTAAAAAAGAATTATAGATGGCAAGTCCGTTAGATTTTGTAAATTCAGAAGGGTTTAGAAAGAAACTTATTGTTAGGAACTTAACACCATACGCTAAGGCCCCTAATAGACCAACGCAACCTATTAATACTGAATACATTCAGTCTGATACATCAGTACAAGATAGTCCTGATCAGTTAATAGACAATCCTTCTTTTGCAAACAAACTATATCCGTTAAATCAGTACGGTAATGAGGGAGGGTATGAACAAGTTCCTGATCCAGGGGCGTTATTAAATACAAAGTCAAATGAAGGGGAGTATGGATATCAAGACGCTAATATAGTTGACCAGTCTATTCCTGAATCACAAAAGTGGAAACCTCTTAATGTTTTTTCGAATGGTAATCAATTACCATTGGATAGTGCTGAATTCTTTGGTTCACTAAGCCGTCCAGTTACAACAAACACATCTAATAATCAACCGTACCCAACTACTTTCGTATCTTCTACTTATACACCAGTTTCCATTTTATTATCACCTAATCCGAGTGGAAGTAATGGTTTACTAAGTCAAGATTCATTTATCGCTCGTTTGGGGGCACAAACTTTGAGAAGAGAGTTTGAAGAAAGAATCGCGTCTCAGATACGTCAGGATACTATAGGAAGGGCAAATGTTCTTAACGTTTCTAGTGGAACCGATATTGTCAATATATTATCAGGAGTTGTACCTATCATTGAGCCAGTATATACTATTACAGTAACCGCAAACCCAATACTTGCTGCAACAAACTTTGCTTTAAGACTTGGAGGTAGTATATTACCTGTATCACCTATACCAGGTTCTTATTTTGACCCAAATACAACTTTGGGTCAACCTACAACAATACAACAACTATCCAACGCTTTTAGACAAAGTGGTGTTGGTAAATTCTTTAACCGATTAATGGGTGGAGGGGAGACTGGTTCTCAAATCATGTTTAATAACATGGGTGCGGGACAACGGTCTAGATTGTTTAAAAACATAGATTTCAATAGATACAAACCTAATTTCCCAAGAAACTTTTTCCAAAGAGTGGGTGGAGCATTATTAGGAACCGTATCAGACAATAGTAATTTTTATGTTGGTAGTATTACTTCCAATCCATCACAAGTGTTTTCTCCTGTTGGAGATGTTCCTGTTAACCAATTCGGTGTTGAGCAACAATCACCAGTATATGGTCCTTCGGAGTTGGCACAGTTGTATGAAGGTCCAAGTCAATCAGTTAGACTTGGTGCTAATGGACCTACATATAGTAATGGTGGAGGTATTGAAGGTGGATTTACTTGGGTATCACCTAAGTACAGAGGTAACGCTGGTAAAAAAGTTGGTATCGGTGGAGAGATTACAAATGAAGATGAGGACTTCAGACCTTCATCTTATGTCAATACTGAATCCGTAAACAATGAATTCAAATCAGGATCCATTCTTGATAAAACACAAAGAATCATTGACAGCCAACCTCAAGGAGGTAAGCGTCTACAACACGTAGGAAACGCAATAGACCAAGTAAGTAAAGTATTCAATGATGGATATAAAGAACTTACAAAGGGTTCAAGAGTTTATAGATATGAAGGTGCTATTGGCCAAGAGGTTGGTACAGAATATTGCCGTGTATTTGCTAAGGATATTCCTTATCTTCAGTACAACGACTTACAAAAACAAGATGGTATTACTACCGAGAACCGAAGATTTGCTTATTCTGTTTTAGACAAGACTTATAACTTGAATATTGTCCCAAACAAACAGGAGGGAGGACAAAGTTCAACAAATATTGTTGGAACTATTAATAATGCGGTTGCCAAGAAATATATGTTTTCATTGGAAAACTTGGCATGGAGAACATCCAATACACCAGGTTTTTCAACGTCAGATTTACCTGTTTGTGAAAGAGGCCCGAATGGTGGTAGAGTAATGTGGTTTCCACCATATGGATTAACTTTTAGTGAATCAGTTCAATCCAACTGGAATACGTCAGATTTCTTGGGAAGACCGGAACCAATATACACTTATAAGAATACTTCTAGAGGTGGGTCTTTAACTTGGAAAATTGTTGTTGATCATCCATCAGTTCTTAATGTTATTGTAAATAAAGTTTTAGGGAATGAAACAAATAAGGTTAGAATTGATAGTATTTTGGAATCATTTTTTGCCGGTTGTAGGAAGTACGATATCTATGAACTGGCTAAAAAATATGTCACAGTAAATCCGAATGATTTGTTTGAATTGCAACAAGCAATCACGACGAAAAAAATGACAAGAGAACAAATTGAATATACTAAAAAAACCATTCAATCTGGATTCAATTCACCTAATGGTGCAGATGAATCAATTTCACAATCTGGAGGAGGTGGTAATACAAACTTAAACTTCGACAAATATCTACAACTAGGATTTTATTTTGGAAACGATTTTCCAAAACCGAACACAACTATAAATTATACAACTGAATACGCAAGATATACTACAGAAGTTAATGAGCAGTATTCCAAAAAATCAAATGCTACAGAAACCAAAAGTTTTTTCGATACAGTTGTTACTCCAAATTATAAGGCAATGGATGAGTTTGCGATAGATTTGGGAAAACAATTAGAAACTAACGAAGGGACTGTAACAGTATACATTAGTTCAAGTTGTTCAGCACCTGCAACTGAGTCATACAATCTTGAGTTATCAAAACGTAGAATAGAAGCGACAGTTAGATTCTTTCAAGAAAACAACGCAACTAAAACATTCATGTCTCAAAGTAGGTTGATGGTAAAAGAAGATCCTGGTACACCAGAAGAACGAGCCGGTGGACTCGGAGAAGCTGCAATATCAAATCCAAAGAAAAGTAATTTAACTAAAGGACCATATATCGATTCTTTGGAACCAAACGGAAAAACATTTGGATGTAGTGATACTAATGCTCAAGGAGGGGATACTTTGGTTGGTGCGAAAGAAATCTTTACAGTAGGAGCAATGGCTTGTAGAAGGTCATTTATTTCAAAAATAGTTCCAAGTTTAAAAAATCCACCATCAGAACCAACACCAAACCGTGTTGAAGTTTTGGTAGGTAATGTAGTTACAACTACAGAGACGGAGGAAGTAGTATCACAGGAATGGAATCCTCGGGACAATATAACAAAAAGAGTTGTAAGAGCTCTACTATCGGAATGTGATTACTTTGAAACAATTAAAGCGGAAACACCGATGGTATTTGATAACTTAAAGGATAAGTTGAAATTTTTCCAACCATCTTTCCATTCAATGACACCTGAGGGATTGAACTCGAGGTTAACATTCTTACAACAATGCATGAGACCTGGTGATACGATACCAACTGTGAAGCAAGCCACACCAAACAGTAAGCCTGAATTGGTTTATAATAATGCTACTAATACTTCATTTGGAGCTCCTCCTGTTTTGGTTCTCAGAGTTGGAGATTTTTACAATACAAAAATTATCCCTAATTCATTACAAATACAATATGAAGGGTTAGATATTAATCCTGAAGGTATTGGAGTTCAACCAATGATTGCTAACGTAACTTTAGGATTTAACTTTGTTGGTGGTAGTGGATTAAAAGAATCGGTTGATAAATTGCAAAACGCATTAACATTCAACTATTATGCTAATACTGAAATTTATGATGATAGAGCAGATACTACGGATACTGAATCTGCAGAGGCATTAAAAGTATTAGACCAATTTTTCTTAGCGGGTCAAACTCCACCTCCGATACCAGGTGCTAACAGTGCGGCACCAAATAATGGACAAGATAATAATAATACAGTTGGTAATATAATCAGTTCTGTAACGGATGATGAGGGTATAACAACTGGTGTTATTAGTTATAGTAGTTTCATGGATAAGGTTGTTAGTGAAACTCAAACATATTTTACTAACGTTATTAACAAAACTAAAGAGACTGTTAATCAATATAATAATGCGGTAAGACAACAGTGGTTGATTGAAAGAAATTATACTGAAGGTTATTTTACAATTGACCCTGACAATACTGTTGTGTTGTTTGGTAAACCAAACAACATTGAAAAAAGATTTGATGAAATATTCACCGAACTTGATAAAAATATAAAAGATGGTACTGAAGGATTTATATCATATATTTCTGAACCATCGAAGAATTTGTCTGTTCAATTAATTAGAACACTCAAAGAAAATTATTATAATTTTGTGTCAAGAAAACGTGGGTCATTCCAAAATGGGATTTCAAACATTACTCAGAGTTTAGTTAATCAAGAACAATCTTACATTCAAACTCTTGCTAGATTGAATCTGATTACTTTCGACCCTATGACGTTGGAAAATGGTACTGATGGATTACAATCTAAAAACGGACCTGTAACAGTATATATAACATCAGGTACTACTGATGTACATCCAACATCACCAAGCTCAGACACTTATGCTGAATTAGAAGTTGATACTGCAAAAATACAAGAAGATATTGCGGTATTTAACTCAATTATTCAAAATAATCGTACATTCAGTTATGGTGGAAAAAGTTATGAAGGTACTTTGGTTTTTGCAACTAACAATGGAAAATCGAATGCGGTGTCTGTACAAAAAGTTTTCTTACCATTCAGTACTAATCCTTTGTTTAATGATAGTAATGAAAATTATTCTTTTAGGAGAGTTTACATGATTATATCTGATGATGTTACAGATGAAAAAAAATATGAAACATTCAAACAACAACTTATCGGTAATATACTTGGAAATCAGGCACTATTGAGTAATGGGTCTGTTGACATTGAATCAATATTTGATACATATTGGATTAGAACAGCTAAACCAGTTTTCACGGAAGAAAATAATATTACAAAATCATTTATAGAAAATTTGGAAAAAAATGATTTGAAAGATTATTTAATTTATACTCCATTTGACAACGTAAAACAAAGAAACTTTACTTTTACAACTGAAACTACCGCAGGTGATACTGAGAAAAAATCTCAAGAAAATATGATAAAAGGATTGGCGAACACTACAAATCAAAATACAAATATATTGACTTGGAATGACACCAACGGAAACGTCACAGGGGCATATATATCTAAAGCAAAACTTAACTAATGGCATATCAATATTGGAATAGATATAGTGACTTTCTTATAAATGGGGAACAAACAGTTGTCCCTTATGTTGCCCTGCCTCAAAAACCAACCGATAAAGCGTATATCTATAAAGTCGCTAAAAGTAGACTAGACAAAGTTTCACAAGAATATTATAACTCACCTGTATTCAGTTGGTTAATCCTTCAAGCAAATCCACAATTCGGAGGTCTTGAAAATAATATTTATGATGGTGCGGTATTGATTATCCCATTTCCATTACTACCATCAATACAGGATTATAAGGCAGCATTGGAAAATCATTTTTATTATTATGGCAGGTAACATACAAGCAGACACAAGTGGAAATATTTTAGTAGAATTTGACTACAACAATATTATTGTGGTTGATCCGAACAAAACCATAGATGATTTTGGTAATATAAAGGAAAGACTCGTGGACCACGAGAATCTTGTTATGTATGCTAACTTGGAAGCGGATGTATTACCAAGAACTAAATTAGCAGTAGGAGGAGCTCCTGAAGACAGGATTAGAACCATCTCAGTTGCCAAAATGAATTTCCTTAAACCTACCAAAAACACATATTTGGGAGCAGGTTATTATGACCAATTGACAGGTGAAAACTCTACTCAATACAAAGCGGAGAATCAAAAATCTGAAATAGCACAACCTGCGACTAATGGTAATACACCGTATTTACTCGACACTGTTGTTAATCAAAAAGATATTATTGATAATGGTTTATTGGGAATAACCTCTATTAATATTAGAACAAACACTAGTTTTATACCTACGGTTGAAATTTTATTAGAAGATGTTCAAGGGAAAGGGTTATTTGAGTTAGGAAATAATTCACCATACTCAGCGTTTTTCAATCTACCATATCCACAATTTTATCTTACTTTAAAAGGGTATTATGGACAAGCGGTCAGATACCAACTCAACTTAGAAAAATTCCATGCGTCATTTAATGGATTCAGTGGTAACTATCAAGTTAGATTACAGTTTAGAGGATACAAGTTTAATGTTTTAAATGAAATTGCGATGGGTCATTTGTTGGCGGCACCGCACATGTATAGCCAAAGATTTGATATAAGTCAAACAGTTGATGGTCCGCAACAATCAAACAAAGCTGTGGAATCGCAAGCAAGTACCCAAGCAGAAAAAGGAGCTAATAATTTGGGGTCTAATGAAGCGGTTGTAACCCAAATTGTTGCTGAAAAAGGGTATCAAAAAATTGTTGAAGTTTATAGTGAATATAAAGCTAAAGGATTGATACCTTTTGACTTTCCAGAGTTAACGTTGGTACAATTGATGATTAAGTTGGATCAATTCGAACAACGCATTGTAGATTCATTCGATAAGACTGAAGTAGAGCCATTGACTAACATACGAAATTATAAGTCAGTTCTGACGCAATACTTCAATACAATTAGAGCGGCAAATACATCTTGGTTCAATACCAATATGAATCCAAAACCGATAGTTCTTATTTCTGGAGAAAAATTATATGTATTCAAAGACTTATCTAAAGAAGTTAAAGAAAACGCAATTATTAAATTACAAAAGGATATCGGAGATTTCAACGATAAATTGGCAAGTAATCCGACTTTAGGTTTAAAAGGGACTGATCCTATTCCAAACCCTATAAAGTATGACATGCTGGAAATAACCGCACCTCAGTTTTCAGAAGTAAATTGGAGAGAAACTGTTAGAATACAAACGGGTATTGTTAATCCAACAGTAGAAGACGAAACTCAATTAAAAATTAATCTTTCGAAATTTTTCATTCCAACTGAAATAGAATTACCAAATAACCCTACCGGTCTTGTAGAAACATTACAGAGTTTGGCTAAAGGAACTCCGAGGAAAGAAAAATGGTTTGTATTTGAAGGTGATGGAAGATTTGATAAACAAATTACTTTGCTTGAAACACAAGCAACCAAAAAGTTATCTGATTATGAAAGTAAAATTTCTACGGCACTTTTAAGAAAAATTGAAGATACTGCGACAGGTATTGGGTTCAAACCTACCGTTAGGAATATGATTGCTGTAATAATGGCATCTGCCGAAGGATTTATTCGTCTATTAGATGATGTCCATACAAGTGCTTGGGATGTAAAATATGACCCTGTTCGTAAAAGAGCCATTTTGGATAATACATCCTCAGCACCGAGTAGCGAAACTGTTGGACAAGTTGTTAGAGATTCCTCAACATTGGTAAATGAGAATGAGTTAGATTCAAACGCAGTGAATTCTCAAATACCTGTATACCCATGGCCTCAATTTTTTGTTGAAACTCCAGATGACAAAAAGGGACGGTTTCAATTAAAGTATATTGCAGATCCTTCCGTTGTTGATTTAACTCAAGGTTATCTATTTGATAAATGGCCTGAGGTGGAGTTTGTTGAAGAATATATGAAGGGGTTGACTCAAAAGTTTCAAAATCCAACCGCACCTCCACCTTTGGATAATGAAAGGGATACAAATATAATTAATATTAATGCAATCGAGTTTCCATCTACAGGTATTGCATACACTAATAAAGAAGAAATAAAGTTTTTCTATGAAATATGGGAAAGACAATTTTTAACTTCTCATTATTCTGGTTTGGTTAGAGGAAACCTAAACCAAATTGACGAATTATTACGATTAAATATTGAAACCGAAGTTAATAACGTTCAAACTAAACTGGGTATTAGTTCTCCATATTTGACGTTGAAACTTAAAAACTTCAATCTTAATGCTACAAATTACCCTGAATTTTTAAGGACGATTTCAAACACAGGAACAGGTCGAGCTTACCAAGATTATATTAGAGATTTTTTTGTTACTCCATATATTAGGGGTATTACCGAGAATTCTTTTGCAATACTTAATACTTTAGACTTGGGTAAAATACCACAAGCTTCAACTAAGTCTGAGGCTTTAAGATCTTTGGTTGTAAACGCATCCAACGAACCATTGATTGTAGACACTTTACCTTACACAGACCAAACTTGGTGTCTAAACAATTTGAATCAAAGCAATACTGCGGTTTCAAATCAAGTTTATAATACAAATAAGTCTTTAACTATATTCGAACCGAGAAAGATTATTGCCAACTTTACAGACGTTTATGATTATACTACAAATAGACCTGTTACAAATTTTTCATATATATTAGGACAAAACCCAACATCGGATGTTGTTGCGGGATTAAATCTTTTTTACCTAACAAGGACACCTAACAATTTTATTCCTACAGAAGGGTATGTGGATGTTTCATATCCAACCAACGGTACTTTACTCAGTTCCAACGTATATCGGACAACAACTTCAATGTTGAATACTCCTTACTTTATAAACGCGATACAAAATGGAGTTTATAATTCTAGGATATCTGGAAATACTTATCCATACGTTCAAGCGGCTTATTTGTTTTTGAATTCCTTACCATTAGCAACACTCAGAGAAAAATATAAATCTCTATCGAACAATGTAATAACTGATTTGGATTACATTTCATCTGCGTTGAAAAAATTTGGAGCAATACATAAATTACCGTACGCTTGGATATTAAAATATGGTTCTATTTGGCATAGATATAAAAAATACAAAGAATCAGGTGTTGATATTCTACAAAGTGCTTGGAAAGATTTTGATTATGCTGGAAACTATTATCCTATTACAAGTGCTGTAACTCAAACATATTCATTCAAGTATGCTAATGTAGATACTAACATTACTTTACAGAGCGAAGTGGGGGTTGGATTGTTTTCACAAATTCAGATGCAGGTTGGATTTTATCCTAAAGTAATAAACGATTTCAATGTTTTTTATAATGGATATGATTTGTATCAAAATTATACAGACACTGAAATTCAAAATAGTATCAATGGAGGTATAAAATTATACAATTTTAGTTCGTCCAATATTGTTAATGCTACACAAGAAGATAAAAACTTAAGATTAAGTACTTGGTCTCTGTTATTACCAAATACAACTCCAGATACACCAATCGATTGTAATCCTAAAGACAACACAACAGGAGATGATTACTTTATATTACCTTCATTTGGTACACCATTCAATGAAACAAATGATGCACTAATAGATAACAAAACAACAACACCAACGACTAAAGTAAACTTGACAGATAACCCAAGTGTATACAATGGTACCGTTAGATGTCTATGGTCTGCACCAAATTTTGGATATTTCGATAGTGAACAATTGTCATTTCCTGAACCAGATTCTTATTTGAATCTTATTACAATTGAGAATAATCAAACTCCATTTCATTTTTTACGTCAGGACAATTACACCAAAATAGAAGAAATGTTCTCTGTGTTTGAAACGAAGATTTTGGATTCATTCGAATTAGAATTTTTGAATTTTTGTAAACCAATTAGTAACGCAACAGTTGGTAGTGATGTGACTACTTTCGGACAATCAACAGTTAGTCTTAATGCCAACTTTAAAAATTTCCAATCATTATTCAAAAGTTTGATGACCGTACCTAGGAAAGTACAATCTGAAACCGATGAACAATATTTTACAAATACCATAAATAATCAATATTCATTATTTCAAAATGGTATAAAATCATTTATGGAATATGATATTATATTCAAATATGGTAATCCATCAAACTATAATAGAAGAATTTTTGATTCTTATTTATCTCACAATAATACAGAGGCGGTTGTTGATCCGATAACATTCGAACCATACGTTCCAAATTCTTTACCAAGAGCCGGAAGTAATATAACATTAAGCCAGTCTCAAATTAATAATAGACAAGCTTGGATTACACTTGAAACTCAAGTCGGATTCTCAACAATCCCTAATGTAAGATATAGTTCATTAGGTTCATACATTACAGATTTCTTTATTGATAATAATATAGAATTTACAAGTGAGAACGTAACATTGTTAGCACCGATTATTAAAATGTATGCGACACAAAAACTGAACAATCCAAACTTATCGGCATCACAATTTCAAAACCAACTAAGTCAGTATCTACAAAGAGAAACAGGTTTACAAAATAACTTTTTGAATGGGGTTTTGACTGGTTTAAGAAAAAGTCTTCCAGACCAACAACAGTTACCTGAAAGAGTAATTAACAGTGTAATTACGGGAGAGCAGAGTAAAGTAGAAAACTATGAAGTATTCAAAGCCTTAAATGATAAATGGATTGCAGGTGGAGATTATAAGACAAAAACTCTATTCGAAGATATTTTGTTTTTGGATAGAGCGTCAAGAAATATAGGGGACACGATACTGATTGACATATTTGAACTTAAGAATATGTTCAATACAAAATCTTTGAATCAGGCAATGAGTGTTTTTACGTTCATTAGTGGTATTCTTATAAAGAATAATTTTACGGTAATGCCACTACCATCTTACGTTAATTTTTATAATATACAAGATGTTGATGGAACATCAACTCCGAGACCTGAAGGGTCGCTTCAATTTGCAAATAATCTGTGGGGGACATTTTTAGATGTTGACTACAGAAATTCAGGTCCGAAGTTAGTTTGTTTTTATGTTGGGAAACCATCTCAGTATTTGAATTTACCAAAAGGTAACTTTAGGTTCAGAGATGATGCTTTCGATATGAGAAGAGCCTCAGAAAACCCATTAATTGAAGACCAACAAGGGAAAAAAGATTGGGCGGTTTCGAACAAATGTGTTGGTTTCAATGTGGATATCGGTATAAGAAACCAAAATATTTTTTATTCGTTCACAGTCTCGCAAGACAATGGTGTTGCTACATCAGAATCAATTAATACCCAACTTGATATGGTAGACCAAGCAAATGGTAGACAAGTTGCAACTCAAAACAATAGTTTGTATAACTTATATAAAAATAGATCTTACAAATCCACTGTAACAAGTTTAGGTAATGCCTTGATACAACCTACCATGTATTTTAATTTGAGGCACGTTCCAATGTTCAATGGTCCATACATGATTACTGATGTAAACCACACAATTCAACCTGGAACTTTCCAAACAACATTTGATGGTATTAGACAAGGAATTTATGATTTACCTGCAATTGATAGTTTCTTACAAAGTATAAATCAAAGTTTGATAACTAAACTTGAAGAGTTATTAAAAATAAATAAAGAACAAGATCCTGTTTCGGCAACTACTGATAATATAAAATCTACTGAAGTAGTTCAACAGGCAGACAATACTTTGGACACTACAAATTCATGTACAGCTAAAATAACTGATCCTGTTTATGTCAATGGAGGATATGTTTCGGTTAATGGTGAACTTACAAAAAGAACTCCTCAGGATTTTGCGGATGCTCTTAAGAGATTGTTACCTAATAATCCTATTTTACAAACAATTATATATTGTATTTCTTACATTAGAACTTTCAAATCTAATTCGAATACAGAAGTCGGAAGTTTCAATGGATGGAATCATAATTTTGCAACAATTTCGTTAGAGACAAATTTGGCGGGACAAGTGTCTCAGATCAAGAAAACTTATAGTTGTGTGAATATCAAAACAACACCATCGTCAAGTTCATCAAAACCTATAGCACATTTTGATTCATTGGACACTTATATAAATTTCATGTCTGGAAGATTGTCTGAAAGAGTTCCATTAGTTTTGGATTTAGGATTGTCTAAGTACTATGTTTGTTATTGGCCAACAACTAATGTTTCAGAACAATATTATGATTCCAATATAAATGAATTTAAACAAACTACAGATACATTCTATAAGGCTTTGGCGTCTAGTGTTAAGGCTGGTTTGACAAGTATTGATTTATCTATTGAATTAAAGGAAATCATTAAGAATAATGACAAGAAAGGAAGTACACCTGGTGTGACACCAACTCCAACTCCTATACCTCCAAATATCGGACAAACTTGTCCACCACCAGTTCTATCTACATTCTCTCCTTCCGCTGGATATACAGGAACAATTGTTCAAGTCAATGGACGAAACTTTGAGTCTGTGAAGTCTATTACTGTTGCGGGACAAAATGTCGACATCAATAACATTACAGTATTCAATACCGAAACTTTACGATTTATCTTACCGGCAATTACTATCCCTGCAGGACAAGATGTTGCAACTGGAAGAATAAGTGTGACAACTGAATATGGAACGTTTCAGAGTTTAGTAGATTTCACATTTAATCCCGCATTAGAAAATGAAACAACATCATCACCTGGGGCTTATGCAGATACAAAAACTCAACAACAACCAACTGTACAACAACAAGATATTGCAGGTTCGAATCCAAACCCACAAAATACTGGACCAATTACATTAATTGAAACTAAAAAGGTTAAAGATGAGACAGGGAGCACTTCTGAGTTAGTAGTTCGAGTTAATCCTGAAGTGACGGGTTGGAAAATTAGTAAAACTAATTTATATAGTTACACTATCCACAAAGTTGTAGATGGTCCTAATAATACAATCAAATTAGAAGAAGTTAAAAAATTAGATAATCAGAAACTTGAACAATTTGTTTCGGAAGACCAACAAGAATTTGCAGTAAACAAACAACAAATGATTACACTTCTGAATTTAGATAATTTCAGATTTGAAACTACCAAAACTATTGTAAATATAATTTTGATGGCAGTTCCTGATGATAAATCATTAAACCCTAAAAATGTCGACCTACCTTTTACTTTTGAACTTGATATTCCTCAAAA